GAGAAATATATAAACTTGAAACCTTCAAGCCAAATTCTTTCAGCACATAATCTTTGATTTCCTGATAGGTTGCTTTCAACTCGGCACTGGTGGCATCCAGCTCGTCCAGGTCTAAGTCTATCTCTATCGTGTCATCTGGTTTTTGTTGGGACAAAAGAACAACCGTCTCAAGTGTCGGAAACTTTTCCAAGGTAACAGTATGCTCATCAGACTGCTCTTTATCCAAAGAAATACCATCAACTCGAACTACTTCCTTGCCATCTCTAAGAATCGGTACTGGAAATTGAAACTTGATATTCCTAATCCAATTACCATCTTCTCGTCTTTCTGGAAATATATCAATACGCTCAATAAATGCCTGCATAAACTGTTTCTTTTCAGCATCCGTACATTCTGCATATAATTCATTAAATGCATTCAAAAAGCCGTATATGCTGTCCGCATCAATCTGATTTTTCTTAAGTTCATATACCTGAGACTTCAAATCTGCGATTGCCTCTTCCACTTCATCTATTTTATCATATTGGGTATCTAATCGTCTCTGTAAATCTGAAATTTTTTTATCGTAATGAATATCTGTAACATCCAGATTATCCATCTGCTGTTCAAGACGTGTTTTAATTATCTCTGCCTGATGGAGATTTGCGTTTAATACAGATAACTGCTTTTCCAGATCAGAAGTATCAACTGTTGCCCCGATTCTGTCTTGAATGGCATCCTTGAATTTTCCTTCCCTAGTCATTGCCGTAATCAATTTTGCAAGCACATCATCAATTTGAGACTGTTCAATGTTACATCGAAAAGTACATTTATGTCCTGTGGCATTTACTGTATTCTTGCAATAGTAGTAATATCTGGTTTTCTTATCTTTCCGACCTGCTTTTGCAATGTTACCATACATTCCTTTTCCACAACATGGACATTTCAATATTCCTGACAAAATATGTGCATGCTCCGGATCATGAATCTTTTCTCTTCTGTAATTATTTTTAGAGCGTTTCTCCTGTGCAAGATTCCAGTCCTCCTCAGAAATAATTGCTTCATGGATTCCCTCATATACAGGGAACTCCGATTGTTCCACTACATGTGTTTCATTACGGGTTCCTGTTTTCTTTTCGGTGCGCCTGCGTCCGTATGCTATCTTCCCCATATACACCGGGTTATCAATAATCTTTTTGATAAAACTTGATGAGAAACCAGGGATTGTTCCGTTTTGACGTAATTTCTTTGTATAACCATGATTATTCAAATAATTGGCAACGCCATTGATTCCATCATTGGTATGAATATACCGATCAAAAATCATTTGAATAATTTCCACTTCATCCTTTGCAATGACAAGTTCTCCATTTTCCAGCTTATATCCATAAGGTGCAAATCCACCGTTCCATTTTCCTTCTCTGGCTTTTTGCTCACGTCCTGCCATTGTCTGTACTCTTATGTTCTCACGTTCCATCTCTGCTACAGCAGCAATAATAGATATAAGCAGTTTACCGGCTTCTTTTGAGCTGTCAATTCCATCCTCTACACAGATAAGATTGACACCATAATCCTGCATAAGTTGTAAAGAGCTGAGCACATCCGCTGCATTTCTGCCAAATCGTGACAATTTGAATACAAGGACGAAATCAACTCCGTCCTTGCCATCTTCAATATCATTCAACATCCGCATAAATTTCTGACGACCTTTTATATTCTTACCGGAATGTCCTTCATCAGAATATTCTCCAACAATCTCCATATCCTGAAATTCTGCATATTTTCTAAGCTTGTCCTTCTGTGCATCAAGGCTATAGCCATCAACCTGAATAGCCGTAGATACACGAGTATATATGTAACATCTTGTTTTCTTCTTCAATAATCTCACACTCCTATTTCGGTAATACTAATGGCGAATTTTTCAATAATCCTACAATAACAGAGTTGTATTTGGCTATTCCGTAATCCTCAACGATGCTTGTTATTCTAGCCCCGGCATCCTTGGAAGAAGCACCACACAGAAAGACTCTCTCATCCGCCGTTCCATAATCCAGCACGATAAATCGATCATGGAATATGCCACCAGTCTTCTTCATTGACAGTTTTACAGTTGGATATTCCTTACGGAAATCCGTATATTCTATGTTGTGAAGTTTATTATTCCCAACATTATCGCTAAATAAAATAATATTTACTCCTGTCGGAGAATTCTTAAGATGTACCAGCGTTCTTAAACCAATGTAATTATCTACCACATATATTGATGACTTTGCCTGCCTGTAAATAGACTCGTAAACCTCATCCGCACTACTAAATTTTGCATTAAACATAAGCCATTTTTCATCATCATCTGAAATAAAACTGTTCATCATATCCGCAAGTTCAGATTTCGTCACTACATCCTTCAAGCCTTCTGCAACATCAGAAATCTGTTTTTCAAGAGATATCATATCAGAATTGATTTTGCTGATTTCAATTCTGTTATTTGCAGTCTCCATACTTAACTGAAGTAATTCTCTCTGACCGATTAAATCACGATTTTCTAATATGTAATCTTTCATTCTTTTGAATGTTTTCACAAGTGCTCTGCTTTGTTGAATAGCAAGTTCTCCTCGCAAAACAGTCATAAGCATATATACTCCCTGCTCCGTAAAAACATAAGGTTTATATTTTATGTTTGACCCTCTACTCGCCTTCAAGGTGAAATTTTTGCACCTTGAAAGTTCTTCAACTTCTTCATCATTTAATTCAAACATAAAATCATCGCCTTCAAACTTTGCAATATTATTCTTGACCTGTCTCTTAAAATTCTTTGTCTCATACCCGTATATCTCTGCCAAATCTGTATCGAGCATTACTTTTCTGCCTCTAAATACATAAAGTCTGTCCTTCATGTATTCCTCATTAATCTCAATTATCTTGATTTCTTCTTTCTTATCTTCCGCCATAAAACCCTCCGTTTATCTTGCGGTACATATTTTGCACTGCAAACCTTACTCATTATGAATCCTATACGTATCATCTTTTACTCTGTAGTATTACTCACAGATTCCTTTATCTTGTCATAATACGCTTTATACCTGTAAATCGTCCGCTCACTGACATTATTACGCTTTGCAATCTCTACCATAGTCATTCCACTTTCATAACCGGCAACAAAATCATTGTAAATAGCCATCCATTTTGCATTATGCTTCTGCCTTCCGCTTAATTTACGATTTTTATAAAATTCCAATTCTTCGCGTAACTCGGCGTTTTCATTTTCTAATTCTTCAATTCTTTTTAATGCTTCCTCAAGTGTTATAACCTTCTCCACTTCTTTATTCCTCCGTTCATGCCATTTTCGTTTTGTCTATATTATATATTGCTAATCAGTGTTAGTCAATTTGATTTTGTCATGTAGGAACACTTTTCATATTCTTCATGCAAATAAAATACCGCTGATATCTTTTGCAAGCTATGTCTTTCCATAGACTTTCTGCCTGAATATTCCTAATCCACTCGTTCAGATTCCATTTTCGTTTTAAAGCCGGTCCATATTTTAGAATCAGGGATGTTATTACATCTGCACATCTTTCAAAGGCTGCATTCTCTTTTGCATCTTCATAATACTTCTTTCTCATTGCTGCTCCCCTTTCCGAACATAATATGTTTTGGTAGCCAATTTGAATTATCTGCTTTGAGTAAATCATAAACATAAATCTTATTCGGTCTTCCCAAGCCCTGGTGTCTTCGGTAAATCAAACCATGCGCCTCCAACTCCTTCAACATTTTGTTAACCTTCTTGTTTCCCAAATTCATCAGGTTCATAATTTCTTCGATTGTGAAAATGATATAGGTAAGTCCGTATTCATCACGCCATGCGTCTCCATTGGAGTCTGACAGGCACTTGCGATCCAGAAGTATTCCATATAATACCTTTGCCGCATTCGTCATGTCTCTGAACATGTCTTCCTTAAAAAATCTCTTAGGTATCCTGTAAAACTTATAATCAAAAGTTACATTTTCCATTGTCTTATCCTCTCTTTCATTCCTAATTTCACTACTTGGCAAGCAGTGCATTTGTACACACAAAATGCATTTTTAGCTTGTTGGGACAATCTCCCAATCCCCTGAAACCGTGAAATTAAATTTTCACGGAGCTACGCCTATCGGCTTTGTCATACTGATGTATTTCCAACATTTCATAAATTTTTCACTCCTTCCATTCCCGATTTATGAAATTATTTTCTCAGATTTTCTATGCCGATTCGGTATATCCAAGATGCTGGAAAAATTTTGTTTTTATCTGTTTTTCCAACATCCGGGACAAGACAGGAAAAGAATTTCTCTTTATCTCATGGCAATATCATGGTAATCTATCTGTATCTTTAAAAACGAGGAAGATACTATGCATACAAAACTTACCATACCAGAAAGACTGAAAGATTTGAGAGTCTCAGAAAAAAGAATGTCGTTACAGGAGTTATCCGATGCAACCGGTATTCCCAGCTCCACGCTTGGCAATTATGAAAAAGATGAAAATATAGATATGTCACTCAGCAATCTTATAACGCTTGCTAATTTTTACAACGTAAGCACAGATTACCTTCTTTGCAGGACAGAATTACGGAAACATAAAAATCAGTCAGTATCTGATCTGCGCCTAAATGACGATGCCATACAAATACTGACTGATAAAAAATATAACCCTCGATTATTATCTGAATTACTCACACATGAAAATTTTAAAAAATTCATGACTGACCTGGAAATCTATATTGATGGGTTTAACGATAAGGGAATCCAGATAGCGAATGCTTTTCTTGATGTGATGAGATGCAAATTAACAGAGCTTGGTGCCGATTCCACCGATACATTTGCAAATGTATTTGATAATTCACACATTGAGTCAGAGCAATATTATATGAATATTCTGTCAGCAGACCTAAAACCGATTGTCGCTGACCTACGAAATACTCATATGAAAGATAGCAATACCGCCAGCGACATTGACTATCAAAGCATGGTCAAAAGTATCATTGATGACTTTGTAACTCAAATACCTCCTACCATAGCTGACGATACAGAGCCATCAAATGATGCTTATATAAATGGTCTTTTGCTTCTTTTCTGCAAAAATCTGGAGATGAAAGTCACTCAGCTTTCTGTGGAAGAAAAGCAGACATTAAAAGAAATATTTTCCCGTTCTAAGCCGGCAAAAGAACATCGGAAGCTGAGACGAAGGAATCCGAAATTATAAACTCACTTTTTTCCTTATAAAACAAGCCACAGAGGATTATTTTCTGTGGCTTTGTACCAAAAATCGAACCTATACTACTAAAGAAATGATAGTCAATTAGTGACTGACATTTTTTCCTGCAGGTATTGTAATTTTAATGTTGCAATCTGTTGTTTGACATATTGTTCCATAAAAGCATAATCTGGTTTGTCAAATTCATCAATAGGAAGTACAATTTTTTCTTTATTTATTCGCATATCATTTATTTCACGGTTGAAACTATATTTATTTTCAAGCCGTTGCACTATCGTAGCCACGAATAAATAACTATACTCATTTAGTCTGTCAGATTTTAATGCCGTTACATGGTCACTTGCGATAAATTCATATTTATGATAAAAGGTTTTTCCAACACTTCCACTATTAGCCAATGTAAGACAATCTGCAAATTTTCTTATTTTCGCTGTATTACCTATCAATGCGTCAACACCGTTATTAACCGCAGATGATGATACATAAGGAATATTACCTTGTATATGGTCAGCAGTTTTCAAGCGTTTACCACGCTGTATATCTGTAAAAATATCACTAAGGTAAAATTCTTTCCACTTCTTTTGATTAAGGAGTGTTATACCCCCCCCGATTTGTATATTATTGCCAATATATTTAATATATTTTTGTATAATTTGCTGTTCCCGTTCCTTAATGTACTGTTCCATAAAGGCATAATCAGGATTGCCGGATTCATCAACAGGTAGCAACAAAGATTGCTTCTGCATTCGTTTCTCATTAAACTTATAGCCATAAGCATATTTGCATTTCTGCTGTAATATAACAGTTTTCATAAATAAATAGATATATTTATTTCCTTGAACTTGCTTTGTTTGAAAACGCTTGACATCATCGGAAAAAATGCAAGTATATGGGTGATAAAAATTCTCGACAACGCTCCCATTATAATTTACGCCTAAAACATTACAGTCCTCAGAAATATTCGTATTAGACACAAACTCAGTAATACCGTTGTTATTATCTGTTGCACCGATGAAAGGTTTATTCCCGCTTGCCATATCACTTTTAGTCAGGCGCTTGCCCGCTTTGATAATAAAAATATCACATATTCTAAACTCTTTCCATTCTCTATCATGCAAATCAAGCATTGCCGTCACCGCCTTTCTGCCCGAACAGATATCCTTTTCCGTGCGTAACCATATTAAACTCAAATGTCAGATAATCGGCAATACTGTTCATAAAGTCCTCTTCTGTTGGAATTTCGTCGTTATAGTAATAAAATGAATGCAACCATTCGTCTGTATCTTCAACAGTTGTTTCTACCATGAAACTTGATGGGAAATCTACAACCTTACCACGCCAGCAGTCAAGAAGATACTGCCGTTTATCCTTTGCACGTTCGGTTTCCACAAGCCCCAAATGCTTTTTGACTTCAAACCCATCATCTTCAAAATTGATAAACTTTGCAATTTTATCTGCTGGATGCGGTTCGCCTGCTGTGAAGACAGCAATACAGGGAACAGTACCGACTCGATAAAATGTATCTTTGTTCAGACTAATAACACCCTCTAAGGTATGTTTTTTCAAAATATCCTGTTTGACCGCTTTATCCTCTTTTGTCTTTCCAATCATAGCGGACACAGGCACAATCACGGCGGCCCGTCCGCCTGTTGTGATTGAATTAAGTAAATGACGGATAAAACACAGTTCTGAAAGGTTTGCAGTATCCTTGCCTTTTGCCTGTGAATACGGTGGATTCATAAAGCCCACCGTAATGCCGCCACCCTTTAACTGTAATTCGCCAGGGTCTTGTGCCAGAAAATCTTCACAAATCAAGTTACTTTGGCCATCACCACGCAGAATCATATTCGTTGTAGCGATTGAAAACATATCATCACGAATTTCAATTCCGTGAATTTGTTGCTGTTTAATGTGTTTGCGTTCTGTATCGTTCTTTGTAGCACGCAACATTTTGTGCATTCCGGAAATCAAAAATCCACCTGTGCCGCAGCATGGGTCGAATATAATATCAGTAGGTTTCAAATCCACTAATTCACAAAATAATTCCGTAATATGCCGAGGTGTAAGCACAACGCCCAAAGCCTGACCGTCACCGCCTGAATAAGAAACAAATTCTCCATAAAAACGTCCTAGATAATCTTCACGCCCATTTGATATAATCGCCTGAAAAATATTGTTGTTGATATACTCTGCAAAATATTTCAGAGGTGTTTTATCGCCCAAATCTTGACGCTTTGTGTTTAATTGCGGTCTGTCCTTTATCAGTGTAAATTGATTCAGCACACGCTGTTTTTTTACTTCCGGGGCAACTTTTGCGCGTTGCAGATTCTTTTCAAGATACTGGTACAGAATAGCGCCGTCAGTATTGCTTTCCAATGTGTCACCCGTTAACTGATTCAGATTAAATCCGTATTCTTTTTCGCGTAGTGCAAGAAGTATAGCAGATACGACAAGTGGTTTTTCATCTTCCCCGAGTCCACCATAATTCCGTAGATATTCGTGTAGTTCCTTTGCCTTTTTTAAAATATCAGCAAGTTCAATATCTTCCGGCGGTGTCTCTTCAAGTACAAGCCGCTTGTAATATTCTATAATATGTGCTTCTGAAAAGTTTTCAAATGTCTGGACTTCTGGTAGCCATTTGTAGCCGTTCTTATCTACAAAAAGCGGCTGTAAAATGTGGTGCTTACTATCCCCCGCATTACCGAACGCAAAAACTTTTTTATAAGTGGTTTTCTGCAAGATGTGCTGTGCATAGTGCAAAGCACCATTGACGGCATAATCAGTCGTTGCCTGTACGGTCATAGAAATAGTGCCATCTTTTTCTTTTAAGCAGAGGTTCGCACGGTCTGCTTTATCTTCCATAACAAGAACAAAATCATCTACAACCGCCGTATATTCTGGAAAACCTGCCTTGCCTGTCTGATGCTTTGACGCTGTTTTCAGTGCTTCATTAATAGGAACAATATTACTGCCTTGTGTGTCTGCCTGAATGCCAGCTTCAACTAACAAATCATGTATATATAAATCAAAATTCGCTTCTTTTTTTGCCATAGTTTTGTGCCCTGACTTTCTATGTGTTTTTATAAAAAACTATGTATAAGAATATCATAATTCAACAGAAATCTCAATCTAAGCGTTATGAAAAATCAATATACAATATATCGCAAACCTTCATTTTTCCTGTTCACATCTCATGATTAGATAAGATAGATATTATTTATATAAGTCTTAATAATATTCTCAGTTTCATTACATTGTCCTTTGGACACTCCAAGACAACCAAAAAAGGCATCCCTTGACCTGTAATAATTACGGTTAAGGAATGTCCTTTTTACGCTTCCTATCAGTAATATAGACACACAATGTCCATTTATCCACAATCAAATCATTCCAAAATGCTTAAACGCCTGCATGATTGCTTCTTCCTTCTCCGGTGTACATTGTGGCTGTCTCGCATTCTCTGACTTAGACAGATTAAAATTCTCTCCCACATCCAGTCCGCATTTCTTCTTAATCTGTGCAATATACAGTGAAGAAACCTTAAGTCCAGTCTGTTCCAACACATAAGCCTTTATCTGCTCATACGTTGCCTTTCCTTTGAACTCTGATAAATCCATATTCTCTAAAGAGAAGTCAACCTTCACTTTTCTACTATCGACCATTTCCTTGGAAAGTAAAACAACCGTCTCAACATGTGTCGATAGGGTAATTGAGATGCACTTTCCAGAGTTTTCACTGTACTCTGGGAGCGAAAAATGTTGCACTCTCTGATGAGACTACAAAAAATTGACATGATGCACTCTCTTATGTCCCTGCATAGAAAAAGATTGCATTGTATTTTAGATGTAAGCCAGATCAGCTTACGATTGACTCTGCTCTTTCTCTATGGTCCACTACTCATCCCTTGATGATAACTTCTAAGATATTGTACCATAGATTGTTTATTTGGGAAATTACTTCCCGATAAAAATGGGCAGAAGAAAACCTCCAAATCTGTTGGGGACTTGGAGGCTTGATTCCGACCATTTACTGTTCATTTTGGATTTTTTCAATTAATCTCAAATTCTCCGGTTTAACAGTTCCTATAAAATTCTTCATTCTTGTGTCAAATGAGAGAACATATGACGATGCATCTATTAAAACACACGCATTCTTGGTTTTATCTATATGATCTAGGCATCCAACACAAAGCATATCAAAAATATCATTCTTGTCTAACTTTTTTCCTCTTTCAAACCATGATGTAAACATTACATCCCGAAGATATCTTCTCTGTGTAGCAGAATATTTTCCTTTTTTAAACATCTCTGACACTTTTACTTTCGCTATATCTAGGAAATGTTGGTCTGTTGCCAAGGTATCTACTATACACGGCATTGTTCCCGTATTTCCATCCAAACCACTTTCAATACTTTTTTGATATGTCTGCTGTACAATACTTATAATATCCTCCTTGTCCTGTTTGCAAGCAACACATCCTTGAATAATAATATTAGTAAGCACACATGCTTCATTCAATTCTTGGATATAAAAATCCTTGAGTACTTTTTTCTCTTTGTTTTCATCATACCCTGACTGCAGTTCTACTTTAATTCTTTCCTCTAATAAATTTTGATATTCCTTATATGCAACTCTTCCAATATACCCCAATATAGCATCTTTGTTTTTTTGTGACAGTCCATCTGTCATCTCTAATTTGTAATGAGCATATAAATCTTTTGTAATTTCAAAAAATAAAAGTGTGAATTTACTCTCAATTTGAATTTTGCTCTTTAATAATCTATCCGCATAATTTTTGAGAGCTGCTTGATCCATATATGCAACACTGGTAATTTCATCTTCACTCACAACATAGTCTGGAATATTATTAAAAAGTGGCAACCCCTTCGCATACCTAAACTCAAGTAAATTTTGTAACACTTTTGGATTATTTCTAAAGTGTGTCATTATCTCAATATATACCGAAGTCGGAAGACTCTTTTCTCTCTGTTGTTCTAAATATTTTTTTAAACGTTCTTCGTCAACAGGTTCTGATGTCATTCCTAATTTGCTTCTTCCATAATATGAATAAAAGGCATTTGCATCCAAAAAAATCATTTTTTCATCCTCTACTTGAATCATTTTTTACCAATAAACTAGTTTGTAATTTTTGTAACTTTTCATACATTATATCACATTTATTCTTTTCGCAAAAATTTTACACAGGACATATAAAGAGAAACCTCCAAATCTATTATAGACTCGGAGGCTTGGTTCCAACCATTTTATTCGCAGTAAACTGTTTTCCTGCTACTGTAAAAGAACTATGCAAGTGCAGGTTCCTTCCCTGCAATAATCGCTTTCACTTCTTCTATATCCTTATCTGTGGCTGAGGCTATCTGCTCTGCTGTAAAACCATTCTTATACATTTTCATAATGAGTCCTGCCTCTCCAATTGCAATACCATCTTCTTTTATTCCCTGACTCAAGTTACACATAACGCTCACATCCTTCCTGAAGTTCTCCTCAATAGGAATATCGTATTCATTTCCAATTATGTTTAGTTTTTCATCTATTGTAAGTTCCTTGGATAACAATGCTCCCAGCAGACGGTGCAGTTCATACGTCTCATCATGTTCCGGCAGATTCTTTGCCAGTCCAAGCATGATGATATTCAGCAGGTCAAGATTTCCCTTCCATTCATAGGAACCAATCAAATCTTCCTTTGTGAGATGCACATGGCTCATGCTGCTCTCGTCCATGTTCATACATACCCAGATGGAATATACACGCTTAATGTCATCGTAGCTGGAGTTCTCAAAATCACGTTCTTTTTGTGATGAAATCAGTCTGCTCACATAAAAGATTGCCCGGTTTAAAATTTCATATCCCGTCGGCTCGTCTTTCTGTGCTTCTACATTGATGATAATCTGTGACAATCCATCTTTCATGCGCACATAAAAAACGATATCAAATCTTACCAGACCTTCATTGATCTCTTCATTTTCTGTGTTGAAACCGACCAGTCTTTCACCATTTTTTTCGCTGGCTGCATTTGTGAGTCCAGGCTCTACCGGTACCGTACTGATATGTGGTGTTCCCTCGATGCAGTTGACCACATCCTTGGGATTCATGCCCTTAAACTCATCAACTGTTTTTACCAGTATATGTGCCAGTATGCTCTTCTGCCCTAACAGACGCTTTGCACTCGTATCATACTGTGCATCCTTGTCTGTTGCTTTCACTGCATTTTTTAATTCTGTATTCACTGGCCTTCCTCCTTTTTGTAACAGATATAGTCATCCCCAAAAAGGCATCTGACCACACCTATATTATAACTTACCCATTTCTTTTATACAATCAATTTTTACATTTGAAAAAGGAACATAAGAAAAACTCCAAACCTGTCATAGACTCGGAGTCTTGATTCCATCCATTCTTCACATTGTCTGCACCTGTACATGTTGTTCCTGCTCCTCATGCTCCAAAGCATCCTGCTCCGGTACATGGTCTATATTTTTCGCTGCTTCCTGCACTTTTGCCATATACCGGATTTTAATGCTGCTATAATCAACCCCTGCCGGTTCCAGCACTTTTTTCTCTAACATGTTTAACATCGCCTCGGTGTCAAATTTCCCCTCAAAATAAAGTTCCTCATCCACCTTTATCGGTACATCCATTTCTTCCGGTGAACTGCCAAGGATCGTCCTCCAGCGTCCGGCTACTTTTCCACACATTTCCATAAACCGCTCATGGATATCCGGCTGTTCATTACAGGTCTGCAAAATCTTTTGTGCCACCTTTCTCCATGTAGGTGTCTCTATCCATTCTCCCGGCGCAAACTGGACTGCCAGTGGTCTTTTCCCTTTCAGTTCCGCCGGGGATACTGTGATAAGGCTGCTTTCCCGGATCGTATCTCTCTTATCTGTATGCATCTCCCCACTCCGGTACATCTGGAGCAGTGCATCACATTTCGTGTTTACAAGTTGTAACATTTCCTCCCTCAGTTCTTCTATCAGTTGCTCATAATTCATACGCTTTTCTCCTCCTGTCGCACACTTACTTCATGTGCTTTTTCTATATCCACTTCCCTTTACTCATTTTCCGCTATATATCGCTCCTGCTGTTCTTTCCTATTTTTGTGCCAACAATAAAACGCCCGGAGCATCGGGCATTTTATTCTTACCATAAACTGGCAGGAACAACGTTTCCTATTTACTTGCTGCCATTCCTGCCGCAGCCTTACTCATATCGAATCTCCTGTTCCATGACAATGCCTGACTGGAACTGTATCAGCAGCTTCTCGCTGGATTCCACTTTGATGGTCGAGATCAGCCGTCTGACAAGGTCATTGTCGAACTCCGGTATCTGGCAGGTGCTTGTGCTTAAGTAATGGTCGATATCTTGGATTCTCTGTTCATAGCTGTCAGCCATCCGTTTCTCGTTTCTGGCTGTTTTCTGTGCCTCTTTTAAGGCATTAATTTCTTCTGCTATGGTACGGTAGCGTTCATCAAACTCAGGTGTGTAGGAGCCGGTCTTTGCATTCTCTGCAATCAGTGCCACCATCTCTTCCTGTTTTTCTTTTATCTTTTCTTCGTATTCCCCGGACTCTTTTGCGGTGCCGTAGCTCCCGATGACATGGATAATGTTCTGCCGGAAGTTTTCCATAAATTCCATATCATCACTCGTGATCCTGTGGATGGCTTCCATCACCGCCCTGTTTAATGCGTTCTCTTCCAGTATCTCGGATTCCCCGCATTTCTTCACTCCGTTGGTCAGCCGGTTGCTGCATCTCCAGACCACTTTCTTTTTCCCGTTTCTCGCCCAGGTGACCCTCCGGTACTCCTGCCCGCATTTTCCGCAGATCAGCATGCCAGTCAGTGCATAGGTGGAGGAATACCGGCTCCTCTGGTTTTTCTTCCGGGTGACAGCCGCCTTGCATAAGGATGCCCTCCGCATCATCTCTTCCTGCACCCTGTAGAACAGCTCCTTCGGGATGATTGCCTCATGGTCATCTTCCACATAATACTGCGGTACAAGTCCGGTGTTCTTTACTTTCTTTTTGGTCATGAAATCCACCGTATAGGTTTTCTGCAGGAGTGCATCTCCCATGTATTTTTCATTGCGGAGCATTTTGTCTATTACCGTGGAATGCCATTTGTCCTGCCCTGTGGCGGTCTTGATTCCCTGCTCTTCCAGATGCTTTGCAATCTTCCCGGTACTGTAGCCTTCCAGATAAAGCCGGAATATCCGCTTTACGATCTCTGCCTCTTCGGGTACGATGACCAGGTCACCATCCTCGTTTTTGGTGTATCCCATGAACTTTGTGCAGTTTACGATGACCTTGCCTTTCTCAAATTTCCTCACGACTCCCCAGCGGATGTTTTCGCTGATATTGCGGCTCTCTTCCTGCGCCAGACTGCTTAAGATGGTGATAAGGATTTCGCCGGTTCCCTCCAGTGTATTGATTCCCTCTTTCTCGAACACCACCGCCACGTTCTTTTCCTTCAGTTTTCGGATGGTCACCAGCGAGTCTACCGTGTTCCTCGCAAACCTGCTGACCGACTTTGTAAGGATCATGTCGATTTTTCCGGCAAGGGCATCCTGTATCATGGCATTAAAGTCTGCCCTCTTTTTGGTGTTTGTTCCACTCTTTCCGTCATCTGCATAGATGCCGGCATTTTTCCAGTTTTCGTTTTCAGATATCTTGCTGGTATAATACTCCACCTGTGCCTCATAGCTGCTGTCCTGCTCTTCCAGTTCCGTACTGACACGGCAGTAGGCAGCGACCTTCATTTTCTTCTCTGACAGTTTCACATTCCGGTCATACTGCACCTTGGCAGGTATCATGCTGATCTTTTTTGCTGTTTCTGCCATCTGCTCTCCCTCCTAATCCTTGTACCCGGCTGTGACACGGCTCCCATTGATAAGCTCCACTTCTGCCATGTTTCCGCCATGCACCCAGATGCGTGCGATTATTTTTCTATATAAATTTTCATCAAATGTTTCCAGTTCCTTTTTCCCTGCAAGGATGTTTTTGACCTCCTCTGTCCGGAACTCCCCATCCCTGACCTCCAGTGTCCGGTAGCGTTCCTCTGCCCTTTCATAGAGCAATTTCATCAGGTCTGTTTCTGTGCGTTCCTGTTCTTCTTTCATCCGCTGCAGGTTCCGCTCCAGAACCCGGTACTGAGGGCTGACCTTTTCCTCCTGCCTTTGTACCCGGAGCAGGCCTTTGTTTCGTATCACTGCATTGATGGCTTCCACACACACCTGCTTTGCCTGCCCGTCTGTAATAAAACTGTTCCTGCAGTTTTTTGCTCTGCCAATCACATAACTCTTGCACTTCCACTTGGCAGTGCCGCCACGCTCTTTTTTGTGGCTCGGCTGGATATGGCTGCATACTGCCCCGCATTCTGCACACCAGATGACACCTCCGAAGAGGATTCTCTCATCCCTGCCGGACCGGTGGTCTGCCCTTCCAAGCTCTGCCCTCACCTTTTCCCGTCTGCGCTGGACTCTCTCAAACAGTTCCTCTCCTATGAGCTGCGGATAGTATTCTGTGCCAAGGTAGCTTGGGTTTTCCAGTATCCTGCCAATGGATGCATGGGTCCAGGACACTTTCCCTTTTGCATTGCATATTTTTCTCCCTTTCAGGTTCTGGGCGATCCTGCCTGCCGCCACTCCGCTGTCATAGTCTGTAAATATCTGTTCCACAATCTTTCTTTGCTCTTCGCAGATGGTGATTTTTCCATCCACAACTTTATAGCCGATTGGCATGTGCCACTGCATCCTGTCCACCTCCCCTCTCCGTCAGTTTCAGTCCGTTGTACAGGCAGAAGGTGATGTCGTGTTCTTTGGAGACCACGATCTTCTCCGCTGTCATTTTAAACAGTTGCTCGTCAAACTCCTCCATTAATCCGTCCTGTTCTGCGATCAGTTGGATAAGCTGTTCGGTCCGCACGATTTCTTTTGTCCTTCTCAGCTTTCTGGTCAAAAGTGTCTTTTTTCTCCTGCATTCCGTCAGTTGCCAGCCAAGCTTGCTACTGCTCTCCATAAAAAGAGCAGAGTCCATATATCCTTTCCTCATGACTTGGTTTAGGATTTGGCTCTGCCCGCTTATATCTTTGATTTCCTTATCCAGTTGTCTGATTTCCTCACTGTCCTGCCTTGCTGCCACAAGTTCTGTCAGCTCTTTTAACAGCGGCTCTAATATCGTTCCCTGATTGGTGTACAGCTTGTTCCACATGTCTGTAAAAGCCCGGTGCAGCACATCCTCCCGGATGGCTTTCAGGCAGCAGCTCTCTTTATCCTCCACATGTCCGCTGCACGTCCAGATGATTTTTTCATATGGTTTCCCGATGTAGATTTTCTGCCGCCGGAAGGTTCTTCCGCACTCTCCGCAGATGATTCTGCCGGAAAACAGGTATCTTTTGGTGTAGTCACTCTTGTTCATGTGCAGTACATCCACCCGGTATGCCATCAGGTTGCGTACCGCTTCTGCCTCCTCATGTGTGACGATTGGCGGATGGCTGTCTTTGATGAGATACTGGTTTCTCTGTCCGTTGTTTACCCTGCGGACAAATGGGAACCTTGTTTCTGTATATGTCCTCTGCTGAAGCATATCTCCCGCATAAATGGGATTTTTCAGAATGTCCTGTATCACCCCGTCCTGCCACTTTTCTGCACCCCGGATTGTTGGAATGCCTTTCTGGTTCAGTGCCTTTGCTATCACATACACTCCCATGCCGTTTAAGTAAGACTCATAAATCCACCTTACGGTTTCTGCCTCGGATTCTATGATGACTAAATTTCCATCCTCGTCTTTTCCATAGCCATACGCTGGCGTGGATATGATATAGGTTCCATCCTGAAAGCGTTTCTGTATCGCCCAGCGGTTGTTGCTTGAGATGTTTTCTGATTCCCCCTGCGCCACCGATGCCAGGATGGTAATGAACAGCTCGCTTTTTTCTGACAGCGTGTTGATATTCTCTTTTTCAAAGTAGATTCCAACGCCGATCTCCTTCAGCTTTCGGATGGTCTGGATGCATTCCACCGTATTTCTTGCAAATCTTGTGATGGATTTCGTAAGGATCAGGTCGATGTTCCCATCCTCACAGTCTGAAATCATCATCTGGAACTCATCCCTGTGCTTTACGTTTGTTCCGCTGATTCCTTCATCCGCATACACCCCTGCAAACTCCCACAGGGGGTTGCTCTCGATTTTTTCCGTATAGTACTCGACCTGTGCAGTATAGGAAGTTGCCTGTGCCTGACTGCCGGTACTGACTCTGGCATATCCGCACACTTTCAGCCTGCGTTCTTCCTGTGTATGTTTCTGCGCTTTTGCTGCCTTTATGACAGTCACTTTTTTTGCCATGCTTTTTTCTCCTTTCCCAGTATTTTCAAGGGTTTGCACTCCCTGTCAGCAACATACACTACCACATAGTCCTTTATATATCCAGTGTTATTACAGATATACTTTTGCTAATTCCGGGGAGAAAGTCTTGACATTCAAAACCCGGATTTTTTCCCATTCTTCCTCGGTTAACAGCTTATCTTCATGCATCCTTTTTAAGAGAAATTCGGCAATCTTATACCGCACCTCATTCGCTCCGCCTTCCATCATCTTTTCCCTTTTTCCTCCCGCAATTTAAGAACGTTAAATTCATTCTCCCAAGCCAAACACTTTTGCCCAGAAGAAACACCTTTACATCATCCCGATTTCAGCCATGGTTGCAGCCTCATCTTCTTCCCGGAAATACTGTTCCGATACATCCCTGCTGACTGAAAGCACCTCTCCTGCGTCCTTTTCTCCCATCTGGATTGGGATTAAGAACGGATTGATTTCCTTGCAGAATTCCTGATTCGGACAGCTATTGATAAAATAGCCGCAGGTATCTAATATCAGCCTGTCACACATATCTGTGATGACGATCTTTTCAGCCTCAAACATGTGGCTGCCGATATAATTTGCGATATTTTCTGCCGTAGTCGAGATATAGTCCTCTTTCCGCTCCCCTCCATCACTCGGATAAAGATAGGCATATCCTGCCCTCTCCGTTTCAAAAATCCTTAACATCATTTCGGTATCTTCTTTCTTCATCTCCTGTTTTCCTCCATTCCCCATTTTTCAGCTTTTCTTAACTCCACAAGAATACGGCGGAAGTTCCCCTCCGCCGCATGGTTTCTGTAATTAAGTCTTACTGCCATAATCCTTCACTTCATAAATAAAAAGTGTCTGTCCCTATTCGTCACTACTCCCCGGAACCAAAACGCCGCCAAAACAGAGAAGAAAAAATCCCAAAGCCGGCATTTCATGGGCAGTCAGTCCAGACTGTCTTTGGTCCCTGCCACTCGGACAGGCAGACATCACAGGTATCTCACCTCCACCACTGCGTGCTGGCTAATCTCAAGGTGTATCATTATAGGCCATTCCCCTCTTCGCGCCTGTCCACCACAGACAGGCTGTACCCCGGCTTTCCCGCTCGGCTCCTTAGATGCGATCTTTTTCACAGCATGGCTGGCAGAAAGAACATCTGCCCGATTGCTGCAGGAGTGTCACTGCGCCCCGGTTACGGCTCATGAAACGGCTAACGTATCTGAACTGCTGGATATGGCTGGCAGGATATGGCGTGATTCCATCCTGCGCTCGGAGCCCTGCATTCCTCTCCGGCATTTTTCAATGTGCGTTTTGTCTGCCTGTGTCGTATCCACACACGAGACATGAGAGGATTCCCGGAAGAGACCATCTGTCCAGAAAAAGTTCCTCTCATAAGGTACTCACAGAAAAACACGTTTTGAGGGGGTATTAATCAAAATATTTTTTTATTTTCTTTACCGCACCGTTTATGCTCTCCCGGATGTTCTTCTCTCCGACCCCTTCTTTCGCTGCAATCTGCCGGTATGTCATGCCCTCAAAAAAATAAAAATGCAGCCGCTCTCTCTGCACTGGGGTGAGTGACTGCATTGCTTTCTGCAGGGTTTCTATTTCCATCTGCCGGATGACCGTATCCTCTACCGATTCCCCGGTCAGCTCCACCAGATCTTCCGTTTCTCCCTCTGTATATCCGTCCTTGGTCGTATGTCTGATATCCCGCATTTCCTGTGCGTGGGCTTCTTTGCGGAACGTATCGACAAGTGCCTCGTAGACTTCTCTGGTCACATAGGTGTATTCCAGCTCACCAACTGCATCTTTATAAAAATCCTTTACTCTGATCTTGATCCATTTTGACATTCAAATGTCCTCCATTTCGTAATTTTTTTGAAATGAAGGACATCTGGCGGACCTCTGGGTTCTGCTTTACTGGAAAAAGACAATAAAAAAAGGTGCTGTTCCCATGCAAAATAAAGCATGCAAAACTGCACCCGGATGTTATCCTTATGAACTTTTCCCTTTCTGCCGCCCCCTGCAATCCGGTGCGGCATGAATTCCCCAAAACATGCCACGCCTTTCTTCTCCTAAGCCTTTTTGCGGTACTATACTTGGAAAGAAAGTGCGCTTCAATATAAGTGTAATAAGTCTTACGGTACCTGTAATAAGTTACCGTCTTGGATTGTCATCCTTCCTGTTTTCCAGAAAAAAAGTCCCTTCCGTTTGTTCGGAAAGGACTATCTATTTTCGGTATGTGACTGTATCCATAGCTGTGCTTTTCCTATAAGCATAAACAGTGCCGTGATGCAGATTCCTGTATAAACAGCGTAAGCATACAGTACCTGGCCTGCATGCCACAAAATGCCAAGCACAGCCAGTTCCAACGCTGCAATCAGCCTTGCTTTTCTGCCAAAATGCTTTTGTTCCTCTTTATCCAGTTTTCGGTTCTTGCTGTGCATGGGACTGAGTAAAAAAATAATCCCTGCGGACACCAGCAATACTGCCAGCAGCCATGCCAGCGATGTCTTACAAAACACAGCCTGTGTATAAACCGGAACCAGCAGCACCAGATTGGAACCAAGATAACAGAAAATCCTGCTGTCTGAGTGATATCCACCAGTATAGCTGCGAAGAACCATAAAAGAAAGGGTAAACACTGCCACAACCGCCAGTTGCTCTGTGAGCAGGCCGATGACCAGTGCCGTCACAACGTTTAGAAGCAGGATCATACCATTGCGTATTCCAAACTGGTATAATTCCTGCTCCTCCTCTTTTATGATTCCCCGCTCAACCATACGATGGCTGAGCCATTTCGTCATGATTTAAAACCTTCTGAGTTTTTTGGAATCTTCCGGCATCTTGTCCTGTCCCAGATACCACATGCAGGAACGGTTCGTTGCCATGGTTGTCACCATAAGTGCCAGTGCTGCCATCACACTCATGGATTTGCTGCTCAGTCGGTACATCCAGTTTCTTTTCTTCATTTTTAGTAAAACCCTCCTTTTTTTGATATTTTCACTCTAACAGTTTCCATATAAAAATCAATCTATCTGTAACAAGTTGCAGGTTTGCTGTAATAAGTTGCAAGTTCACTCCAGTTTTGTGATTCCATTGAGCAGAAGGGCTGCCTCAAAATGTTCCCCCTGATCCTTTAACAGAAGCTCCCCGCCATATTTTTCTGCCACTTTCCGCACTGAACGGATTCCCCTGCCGTGTTTTATTTTATCTTTTTTGCTTGTCTGTCGATAGGAACTTGTCCCGGATGGCTTGCTGTTCTTAATGGATAAAAGCAGTCTGCCCTCTTGAAACTTTGATTCTACATGAACATACCGTTTTTCCTGTTCCACTGCCATTGCTGCCTCTATCGCATTATCCAGAAGATTCCCATACAGAACACCCATGTCCCCGATATCCACGGATACTCTCTGGGGGAGCAGCGTTGTAACCTGCATCGGTATCTCTTTCTCTTTTGCCTTTATGCTTTTTACTTTTAATATGGCATTCACCACAGGATTTGCGGAATAAATGATCTCTTCTGCCAGCCGGATATCTCCCAATACTTCCTGCAGTCTGTCCTTGATCAGTTCCGCACTTCCCTGTTCCGCCGCTGCGAGCAGTCCCGTCAGCCGGTTCTTCATATCATGCCGGATGTCCTGTATCTGTTCCTGATACCGTTCCATGTCCTGATAGTATTCGTTCCGGTATAAGATTTCCCTCTGGATCATTTCCTCTTCGTGCTGTTTTTCTTCCACTGTCGTATACTTTTCAATCATCAGAAAGATGATATAGTTTGTGATGATAATGACAAAGATGATGCACATGCACAGCACGACCATCTGTGCCGAGATTAATTCTTTTGCAACCTCTATCAGTAAAAAGCAACTGATCAGGCTGCATAAAGGTATCATTGTCAACATATATTGCGTTTCTTTTGGCATTGCTGATAGTCGAATGCTTCTTCTAGATTTCAGTCTGCAAAACACCTCCACAATAGTTGCTTTCAAAAGTGCCATAAAAAACACGATAAAATAATATGAAACCGTGGTATCGTCCAACACCTTTTCCATGAATGCCTTATTAAACAAATATCCTAATGGTTCTGCAACTCCCATAATCCCCATATACAGCAGAACCGCAATCAGCCTGCTTGCAATCCCTGCCTCATACTGGCAGACATATACACAGAGAATTGCAACCATCGTCACAAAATTCAGCCAGCTTATCCCCATCTGGTTCACCGCACTTCCAATCAGCTCGCACACTATCAGCAGAAGGACCGAAAACTCCATGGAAGTTTTTCTGTTTCCGATGAACTCCTCTAAATATCTGCGGTAAATGCAGAGGTCAAAAAGATTTATGACAAGCCTCACCCCATATAATGCCATGTCACATTCCTCCCTGCACAAACGCTATGTGCTTTTCCGTCAGCTCCTTCCGGTACCCTCTTGTCACTCCCAGCTCTGTGCCGTCTGTAAGCATGACCATGCCGCTGGATACGGAATGAACATGTTTCAAATTAACGATAAAAGAGCCATGAACGGCGGCAAACATGCGCTCGTCCAGGTTCTCCCATATTTCATTCAGGTTCATGTTGGACTGATATTTCATTTTCTTTGTGTGGATTATCGCCTGACGCCCCCGCTTTTCCAGATACAGGATTTCGTCAAACTTCAGACTGTACCGCACCCTGCGGTAACTAAATGAGAAACTCTGATTGGTCAGATTCAGATAGGTCCCTGCCTTCTCAAACAGCACACGGAGCCTTTCTTCTGAGATTGGTTTTGGAATAAAATCAAATGTGACAACTTCAAATACACTTGGCATGTATTTGGTATAGCTGGTAAGAAACACCAGCAACGCCTTAGAATCTGTCTCACGGATCTGTTTTGCCACCGCAAGTCCGTCCATTCCAGGCATCTCAATATCAAGAATGTACATATCCGGCTTTTGCTCCGCATCTGCACATTCCCTCAATAATTCTTCCGGTCTGGTATAAAACACATACTCCACCGCATAGTCGATCATACGCAGTGTATAGCGTCTGATCCTTTCAATGTCCTGCTGATTATCATCGCAGATTGCTACCCTCATAAATCGTCTCCTTCTCAAAATATATTGATCAAATATACATCCCGGAGACTGTGCTGCTTTAACGGCCTGTCATCAGCTTTCTCATATACGCAAGCATACGGTCTATAAATGCATCCCGTTCCTCCCTGCTACAGTTTGCAAGGAACAGTTCAATATCAACCTTATGATTTGTATCCCCCGTAACCAGATAAGTCGGCTCAATCCTGTACTTCTCATACAAGATCAGCATTTTCTCCGGCTGTAAACCATAGACACCACTTTCGATTTTGCGATAATGCTCTACCCCTACATCCAGCGTCTCTGCAAAAACTTCCTGCGTATATCCACTGTTTTCTCTGGCGGTTTGCAACCTTTTTCCAATCTGTATATTGATTTCCTTCTTCTCTGTTTTCATGGAATTCACCTCGCTTTTATGGTAATGATACCAACGAGAAATACCCGAAAACAGATTGTAATACAACACTTCAAAAGTCGTATTGCGACATATCCCCATAAACGAAAAGTGAGCAGCAGACACCAATCCGCTACTCGCCTTCTATCTTTCTTTATTCTAATTACATTTCCTGTTATTCCACCAGTTTCCCAAGCACCACATGATTATATTGGTAACTCACAATCCTTTAGCCAAAATCGCAGTTCCATAACAGTCACAGCAATTTTATATTTTACTTCAATTTCAACTTTTTCTGGCGGATTGGCTAAAAGCCTGTCAATATCCTGTTCCTCAACATCAGCCATTTTTGCTATCGTTAGCTTGGATATGCCATGATAGGAAACAAGCACTTCCAAAAAACCGCTTAATTGCTTATCCTTATCTTCAATCGCTCCAAAATACAGAAATCCTGCTTTACTAAGTATTTTAAGACGCAATGCAGGATCATCTGGCAAACATTCCACATTGCCCATTACTACTCCATCTATTGTTTCTTCAGTTATTTCTAAATATTTTGAAAGAGTATTTTTATTAAAACGATACTCCTCAATTAAAAAAGTCAACATTTCTGAAATATTTTTTGTTTTTATCATATTTGTGCCCTAACACATTGTTTCTTTACTCTATCAACAATTTATCCAGCAACATCTGCCTATTGTTTATAAACATTTCTGTCACTTGATAACTCTCTGTTTCTTCATATTCACATAAATGTATGCTTCCATTATCAAAACAATAGATATCTGCATCCGGTATGCCTAACAGAATAGGCGAATGTGTAACTATAAAAAATTGCGCTCCCTCTTTTGCACATCTATATATTTGCATTAACAATGTAAGCTGTCTCTGAGGTGACAATGCAGCTTCCGGTTCATCAAAAAGATACAAACCATTTGGCCGCAAATTATTCTGTGCTAACGCAAGAAAACTCTCTCCATGTGACTTCTCGTGATATTTAGCCGAAGGATGTTTAAAATCTGCATATTCTTCTTCCTGCGTTGCAACATTATAAAAACTTTCGGCTCTAAGAAAGTATCCCCATTTTTCCTTCCGATAGCCTTTTGAAATTCTTATCACATCACATAATTCTGAATGTGTATCATGCGTGGAAAAAACATAATTCTTTGTTCCACCCTCAGGATTAAAACCATGTGCTACGGCAATTGCCTCCAATAAAGTGGATTTGCCACTGCCATTTTCTCCAACAAAAAAAGTAACCGGTTTGTTGAAATCAAGTTTTTTAACACCCCCAAAAGCCTCAATTCTCTTTAAATAACTATCGTTATCAATTCTATCCCAATCGAATATGACTCCTTGTATAAATTGATCGTTCATCTTATCCAAACTCCGTTAATTACGTGATACTTCATAATCACCGAATCTGTTATTGATTCCTGTTTCATACGAATACCATCGCGTAAATACAGACATATTTCTCAGGAAATTTTTGACTTTAGAATTGTCTTTAGTATCCGAATAATAATCTTCCATTAAATCCCATACATTACGGATTTCGCCTTCCGATCCGGTGCGTAATGTCTGAAATGGGACGTCTAAATCGAAATTGCTCTTTCCGATTGTTATTTTCAGATTACCATTAAATTTATTTTCCTCTGTAAAAGACGTTACCTGTTCCTTAAAAAACATCTTAAAATTCTCAGGCGGTATCGTTGATTCCTTTGCCAGACTGCTCCTTCCGACCTGATTTCTGAAATCCGAATTCCATATACTGTTAAAATCAAAACCACCGTCTAACGTAAGGCTAGAATTTGCTTCGATTTCATCACAGTCAATCCCGTCCAATTCCCATTTTTCCGTCATCTTCCGGACAGATTCTCTTAATGCCGCATTGGTGTCATTGCATTGATAGTAATAATCTGAATTATAATAAGTCCAATCACTGTGACCATCAGAATAGTATTTTTCATTCAATGCTTTTCCTTCCTGATAGTTCGCCTGACCTGCCGCCCTTGCATTTTCTTTTGCAAAAACCTCATACATCTCACTTACAATCTGCGTATTATCTGCTTCATTGGTTCCGGATGTCTGATGCTGCCCGGTCCTGTAAGTACGCATGGAAGTACAGCATTTCTCAAAATAAGAATCAAGATCCTCTCTGCTCACCTTTCCAGCATAAAAATCCTGCATATAATCCGAAATCTCTTTCTGCATTGCATAGCCAAAAGAATCTCCGAATGTGCTTTTCGGCATGCCTGTCACTACATTAAATTTTTGATAGCAGTCACATACATATACCAGTGGTTCTGTCATTTTCTCAAAGGTGTCTTTCCGGGTTTGAAGTTCTTTTTCCAACTCCTTTACTTTTTCTTTGTATTCATCATATTTACTTGTATCATTTACAATATTATTTACATTGTTTGAAGCAAGAGTTCCAATGTGAAGGGTACTATCACTCATATGTTATCTCCTAAATAATTTTATATATGTCTCATCGTTGTCATTTTCCGTTTCTGTTCCAGTCAATTATAACTTTTCCAATCTTTCCAGAAACGCAACATAGAATTCTCTCTCTTTCATACAAGCCCTCTGAACTTCTATGCTTTTAGGAACATATTCCAGTGGATGGTCTAAATTATATAAAGCCTGTTTCGTTGCCTGAATTGCAGATTCTGTTGTGTTTCCCAAAATGTCGATGTTATCCACATCGCCCTCGCCCTTCATCTGCTTATTCAGCCTTTGTATCATCATCTGTGATATATGGCTCAACATTCCGTTTTTCTTTATTCCCATACCATTCGCATTTACTTCCTTCGCTGCTTCCATCCATGCATCTTTTACATCCTGCGGAGCATTCGGACCAATCATATCAAATGCTTTTTCGTTAAAATCCGTATCTGCCATATATGGATTTATACTCTCATTTTCCTGTTTGGCACGTTCTGTACTAAATTGAGGAATATCATTCTGTCTGCGTCTGTTTTCGTATGACACACCATTCATAGAATAGTTGGAACTAATCTGCATATATCAATACTCCTTTTTATTTGAATTGCATTATTATCATTAGGCTTTCGCTTCAAAAACTGGTCTTTTCTCCAGATAATCCGGTAGTTCTTTCAATTCAGAATTCATACCATTCTTTACGGCATTATATTCCTTCCAGTAAATGGAATAGAATTCATCTTTTTTTGTAAGTTCTGCCGGAGTCATTTCATACCCCCAGCCGGCACCGGTATTCAACAATACATTCACACCCTGACTCTGAATTTGAACCCCATAACCACCTGATGTTAAAATAGTGAAATTTAATGTTCCGCCTCCTGCCAGTGCAATCTGCTTATCTGCAAGATTCTGATTTTTTCCCTCTGCCTGTTCCAAAAAATCCAGTAAGGTTAATTCTCCGATCCCTTTACATTTTGGATTGGCATTTTGATTTTTCATTGCACTTTTTGCCTGTTGGTATAACTGCTTTCTATCCGGTGCAACCTCTGACAAATATTCTGCCCTTAACTGCAATAGCTGCCTTGAAATAGCATCTTGTTCTGTCTTATCAGTAGCATTGGCAGCCTTTTGTGCCAGTTTCTTAATCTCACTCACAAATTCAGTCTGCGTTCTTGTACTTTTTCCTTTCGATG